AAAGAAGAGTGTGAGATGTACTACTGGTATGGCCAGAAGACTCATGACTCTACAGGTCGAACTAATATGGTAGATGAGAATGGGCAACCAGTTGTTTCTGGTCCTGGTTTATTCGAGCAGATTATCAACAAGGATTCTTATTCTACTTTGACTCAGTCTAAGATTGAGGATGTGATTGGTGATTTATTCTACGGTATGACAGATGCTACAGACAAGCAGGTAACTTTATACACTGGTATAGGGGGAGCACGTGAGTTTGACAAGGCTATGCGTAATTACTACGCTTCTAGTTCTGGTACTGCAACATCTCCTGGTAGTTCTAGAGGATACTTGCAGACTTCAGATTCCAAGTTCATTACTGGATCAGGTCGTAGCCTTGGTGTTACTGGTTACTTCAACTCGTACGATCACATTGATGGTCATACAGTAAATGTAGTTAAAGTACCTCTATTTGATCACGGTCCTGTTGCTCAAGCTTCTAGGAAGCATCCTGAGTCAGGTCTCCCACTTGAATCATACCGTATGACGTTTGTTGATCAGTCTACTTACGACGGAGAGAACAACCTTCAGATGATTAACAAGAAAGGTCGTGAAATGTTGCGTTGGGCTGTTGCTGGTTCTGTGATCCCAAAGGGATTCTCAGGCAATGACACTCGCGCTAGTGATATAGACGGTGCTTCTGTGCACATGTTAAAGACAGCTGGTATCCTGCTTCGCAGATTCGATACTTCGCTTGATATGACTTGTACTGCATCGTAATTTGCGTTTGGTTTGCAAAAAGGGGGGAGTCAATCGTGAATCCCCCCGATTTGCATCAATATATATAATATAGTATTAAGTTATTCTTTCACTTAAAAAGAACAGCTTAGTTATTCTTTCTAAACTTTAAAAGAACATGAGAAAAATTTACGTTAGGCGTAAGGAGACTACTGGTTTCCTACCGAAGGAGGTCCTTGTTGGGGCTCGAGTTACAATTGGTTCTATCTATGTAGGACGACAACCACTTAAAGGAGTGGAAGGTGAAGAAGCTAAAAAATACCTACCAGGTGTTTTAGGCATTCCATATGATCATCCAGATTTCCCCGCAAGGGAAAAAGATTACTGGGCTAGTCTAAGAGTTAAAGTCCCGTTTGAGGGAAAAGAACTTGATATTAGTTTACATGATGATGGGAGTCCTATGAATGTAGAAGATTATATTGCATACAAATGGTGTGTAAAGCATAGAATGGTTGCTGAATCTAAAGAAGAGATGAACTCTACTGCAGGAAAAAAATTCTATATATATGATCCTAAAAGAGATCTATTGAAAAAGAATAAACAGATTCAAGTGGCTAAAGATGCTGATAAAGAATTTCTTAAAGCATCTACAGATGTGAAAAGAATGAAGAGATTATTAAGAGTACTCAGTAATGCTAATCCTGATAAACTTACTGATCTTGAAGTTGAGAATACTTTGTATGATCTTAAAACTAAATCTTCCGCTAAATTTTATAAAGCAGCTGTAGATAAAGATTTAGATCTTAAAGATGAGATTGCAGAGTTAGTGCAACAAGATATTATACGTAAGATAGGTAATCAACATATTCATGGGGATGAAACTATCGGTGAAGATTTGAGTGATACCATTGTGTATTTTAAAAATAAAAAGAACTCTGGAGCAATTAATGCTCTAAGGGCTAAACTTAAAGCCGTCAAGTGACAATTGAAGAGATGCATATAGCTGTTAACCTGGGAGTCCAAAAAATTGGATCTTTCCAGGTTGACAATCTCTTGCCTGAAGAAATAGACCATGAACTTAATTTAGCTCAACGTCGTTTCATCAAGCAAAGATATTCTGCTTTATCTAATGTAAAGCAGGCTGGCTTTGAGCATTCTCAAAAAAGATTAGATGATCTTAGAAATCTAATTGAGGATTTTAGTGCTTATGATAATAATTACATGGGACCTCTTTATACATCAAGTTCTAAAGGAGAAATTTTTGTAGATAGATATAAATTACCATTAGATTATATGCATTTAATAAGTGTTAGAAGCGAGGTGAAAGATGGGTGTCAAAATGCTATACAAATAAAAATTAGAAAAGATGTCCATGCTTATTTACGTATTCCAATTACTATTAATTTAAAAGGATTTAAGCTTGTAGAAATATATCTTGCTAATTCTGAAGGAGGAGCAACTTTAATTAAAAGTAATCAGAACGGTTTAAATATAGATGACTTAAGGCAGGATAACTATCCTTATGGGCTAGAACCTAGTTTATCTTCTAATGACACATTTAGTGATCTTACAAGTAATAGATTATCCGCAGACTCACCTATAGCAGATGCTAATGAAATTTTCTTAAAGCGAATAAATCAAAAGTTTCATAAATTACACGGTCATGGGGGTGGGGGTTCTGGTACCGCAGGAGCATATGGTTTTTTAATATTTATAAACTCTTTAGGAGACAAAGAAACTATAAATATTATGCAGCCTGATAATCATGTGACTAGTCTATCGCGCGTACATGAGCCTAAAGGTAGAAACTTTTTAACTAAAAGAACACTTTGTAAATATGTTCAACAAGATGATATATATAAAGTATTAGATGATCCTTTTTCTTCAACAAAAGCTGCAGCACCGTTGTACACAGTTCAAGAAAATTTTGTAGATTTGTATTCAACTATAACCTTTTTACCAACTACAACAGTAATAAAGTATTTACGGAGACCAGCCCGGATGAGAAAAGCAACTGGTTCTGGTTCCGAATTGCCTGAACATACTCACGACGAGATCGTAGAGATGGCAGTTAAAAGCATTTTGGAGACAATTGAGTCTCCAAGATATCAATCACAATCTAACGAAGTGTTAGAAAGTGAATAATTTTTTATTAATCATGAAAATATAAATAATCATGAATCAAGTTTTTATTTCGAATCATATGGCCGGAATCCAGGCCAACGCTGATCACGCTCTTTGGGCTTCTTTAGTACATACAGCAGGAGCTGCTGACGGTCACGATGCTGCAATGGTAGGTATCTGGGACCCATACGGTCAACGATTCCTCGACGGTACTAGTGCCGCATTGGGACTTATTAATCCTCAACTTCTTGCCGGTATTGGTGATGGTGATGGAATCGTTTTCCCAGGCATAGCTGACGGTACAGGTATTGTAGCTGATGCTGATGGTATTGCTACAGGAGACGAGGCTGTTAACATTACCCCTACTAGCCCTACTTTCTTGAATAGAGCATTTCAGATTGTTCAAGCTATGCCTAGTGGTAACGCAATTGCGTCACCTATTATTCATACTGGACAACTCAAGAGGTTGAAGTGGGATGTTAGCATCTCACCAGCAAAGCATAAATTGGATATTAACACTGATGCGGGTCTTGACCTAGGTGCTACAGTTGCAGCAGATGATGAGATAGTTCTCATATTGACTGTAAGATTCCCACAGGATATTGCATTTTACGAAGCTCAAATTAACCCAGGAGGATCTGTAACTAATATTACTCCTACTTTATCTGCTGCTTTTGATAATCCTAAGCGTCTTTATAAAGTAACGTATACTGCTACAGATGCTACTGCAGCTACTCAGTCTGCTGGTCTTGTTACAGCTATTAATGCGCATAGTACAGTTAGCCAACTTGTTACTGCTGCAGATGATGGTGATGGTATTACTGTTGAAGCTAATTTCTACGGAATGATCATTGATGCTACTGTTACTAAAAATGGTGACAATGCATCAGGTGCTCGCACTGACGAGGCAGATATGAGAATTGGTGTTGGATCTTATGCAGAAGTTATTTCTGCTGAAAAGAAAGCTCAATACTCGCAAGGGCACTTCAATAGAATGTACTTACCGACAGGTGGAGTAACTAGTGCATCTGCAACTGCTGGAGGTTTATCTTCTGCAACAGTATTATACAATAGACTTACCTTGGAGTACACAAACTCTAATAATGTGATGCCTGGATTTAACAGTCAGGGTAACACTAGTGTTGCTACTTTGTACGTTCCTAAAGCTACCTATGCTGCTCAAGCTACTCAAAAAGCAGTGGAGGCAACATTTGGACTTATAGATGCTACGGCAGCTAACGAGTTTAACTGGTAATTATTAATCTATAAATTAATGGGGAGTACAATTCCGTGCTCCCCTTTAATACTTTTAACTTATGGCATCTAAAGCAGTATATAACGACACTAAGATTAGGGTAAAAGGCACAAAGTTGCAACCCAGAACTAGATACACAGTTGAGGTTACAGACCTCACAAGTGGGGCGCAAGCTTCTTTTTCTCAAAATTCTAGAAGAGGAACCTTCACTAAAACTGTACATCTAAAAACTAAAGGTGTTGTACGTACTATTATACGAGATGCTAAAGGAGGAGTAGTTAAGGAAAGCTACTCAGTCTCTACTGCTGAAATAGATTGCTGTATAGCAAAACTTGTACATGATGCTATTAATTGCACATGTAAATGCAATAAGTGTGATGAAGATTTAAAGAGAGCACAAACTATACATCTACTGCTACAATCTGCAAAACATGAAGCTCATGTATTAGGGGCAGGTGATTTGGCAAATGCTAAAGTATTGAAAGCTAAAGAGTTGTGTACTGAAGTCTGCGCTTGCGGATGCTAATACAATTATAAATGGCCAAAAGTTATAAAAAAGTTAGTACAAAAGGTTCTAAAGCAACTACTACTAAAATCTCATCTTCTTCAGGTGGTTCTGTAACTATTTCTACTGGAGGTGGGGGAAGTGCAGGGAATGGGGGAAGTAGTGGTAGCGCAGGTGGTGGCAGAGCAGGTAGTAATTCTAATACGAATGATTTAAATTATAGACCTGCTAGACATTTTTATGTAGTTCCTACTGAGTCAAGAAATGATAATAATCATAATGCTGCTACACTCATAGTAGCCCCATATAGAACTTATTTAGGACAAGTTGGTCCATATGTAGAAGCTGATGGAAAAGTGGCGAATGATATTGATGGAAAATTTTACATTAATTCTGAAGGTTTTGCTGAAGTCGTAGGTGTAGTCCCAATCTCAATAAAATTTGATGATACTGGTTTTCGTCCCATAGCTGACGGTGAAGAGATATTTAAATATGTAGAGAGTATAGATTATAGATATCTACCTTTTGGGCATAAAGAAATTAGAATAGAATATCATAATACTGATGAGGATTACGCTCTTCTCATAATTCAGTTTAATGTTTTATTTAGTGACGGATCTGTTATTACTGTAAAACAACCTATAGTATCTAATCTTTTAACGAAACCTCTTGGTATTAGACCTACCTCTGGCAGCGTTCCTAAAAATCTAGAAAACAATGGAGGTATACAGTTTGTATCTAAAGGAGAGCCCGCATCTGATGACGATGGTGGACATAGAAGTTCTACGTCCTCAGTTCTATCCTTTGTATCTGCAGGAAGTTGGATTACAGGTAATTTTAAGGGGGGAGATAGTTTTATACCTAAAAAGCATGAATGGTGGAGAATAGCAACATCAAACTCGCCACAGACACGATCTACTAGTTTAGGAGGTATTTTTCATCAACAAGCTTATGAGTCGTATAATAGTGCTTCAGGTAATGCCTCAAATACGGCAATAAGATATACGGTAGAAAGGGCAAGTACTGTAGATTTTGCATGGAACCCACGATATAATCCTAATAACAGGTCTAGTTTTGCTAGACGTACAGGATCAGACAGTTTTGAGGGATCTGCAGCAAATGTATTAGTAGGCTCAAGTCTCTATGATGATCATCGTTATACTAAATATAAATTAAATGGATCTTATGTAAGACCTTTACTTGCAGACCCAAAATGGGAGTCTGTGAACGCATTAGGGGCTTCAAATTGGGAAGAGTCAGCAGAGGCCTATAGTCATTTCCCAACTAATAGATTTACTCCTGTTAATTCTCATTTTGGGAGTGGTATAGGACATAGTATACAGCATGATGGCTTATGTTTTTCTTTTAGATCGACACGTGGACGTTCTGAGTTTGGGGATCTCGAGTATCTACATGAAGCGCATCACTCATTAGCACTATCTTTAAGAGGCCTTATTAAAGGACTAACTCTAAACGATCCTAATGATGGTGGTGATGGTGGATTTGATGATGGCGATGATTGGACACAAACAGGTGATGGGCATGGAGGACCTGGAACTGAGGGAGGTTTTGATGGTGGGCATAGAAGTATTTCTTCTAATCAATATCATATACCAAGCTCATCTACCTATCCATTAACTGCTCAACTATATAATAATTCTGCTGCAGCAGGTGAACTTAGTATGCTAGGACCTGTTGGTGGGTCCAATACATTCCTTTCTTTAGGACTATGTCATGCAGATATATTTGCCAATTTGTTTACAGGAAATAGAAATCAATTCTTTCAAACAACTGCTGCAGGTACTAATGAGCAACAAAAATTAATTTTTGCTGCAGCAATGGGGAAAAAGTATCAGGGTGGAAGTGGTAGTAATTTTGGAACATCTCAATGGTATGCTGAGAATATATTCAATACAGATGATAATCATGATACCACTGAAGAAAATTTAGGGGTAGTTCTACCTTTTTACGGCAAAGTTAATACAAAATCTTTTAAATTTCCGGGTAATTTAGCGCCAATAGCTCCTTCTGCGGGCGGTGATTATACGGGAAATGTAGTACTTAAAGCTTTACCATTTTATTATCATTTAGATTTTCCTGTAATTGATGATACATATACTATTGTTGATAAATTAGGAAAGGTACAGAGAAAAGCAGAAACTATAACTCAATTCCAACCTACAGGACAAGGAGTAGATGATTATGTAAATAGTAAGTTCTACTTGGATTCAACAAACAAGCCTATTGCTATATTACCTGTACGTCAGAATACAGCAAAGTTTAATACTTCTTTTCACCGTGCACATAGTCCGCAGTATGTAAATTTAGATCCTAATTCTACTTATACACTAGATAACACACACGCTCCTGGATACTCAGACGATATAAGCGCACATACGGTAGGATTTAATAGAGACTCTAGACAGCCTTGGGGAAAAATAAATGTTGATCTTACTAACCAAAACACACAGAATACTTTAGCACAGTTGTTTGCTGATCCATATTCAATTAGTTTGAATTCATATGCTGCAGGTAAATTAAAAAATATTAATTCTGGAGCTGAGATTAGACTGACCTTTATAGATGAAGGTAAGGCTACTCAATTAGAATTTAAATATATAAATGGTGTATCTACAGATAATATAGCTAAAGAGATGCTTGTGAATGGTGTACTTACAAGCTTTTTTGACCCAACTGCTGATCATGTTACTTCTTCGCAATTTCAAACTGAACTTGTTGATGGAATTACTACTACAGATTCTTTAGGGTACGCTACTAATGTATTTGATATATTTGATTGGCAATACAGACCAGGACAGTTTTTAGCTAATACTAGTTTATACCCTTATAACAGTGATGATGTTACTGCAAGTGAGGTTGAGGGACAAGCATTAACAGGTCAAACTGCTCAGCAGTTAGAGAGAAGTGCACTGCAAATAACTACAGTATCATTAACAGGACAATCTCCTGCAAACGATCGAGCTTATATTGATGTAGATGTAGAGGATACACTTAGTGAAGGTTGGAATTCTTATAATGCAGATGGATTACAGTATAATGCTGTTAGTCAAATTAGAATTCAAAAGAAAGACGAGCCTATAGATCATGTTGGGGGTATTAAACTGAATGCTGATGTTGATAGTATATTTTGGTCAAAAGAGTTTGACTTTGTTGTCCCGGGCTTAACTGATTATGAAGGAGGGTATGTTGAGGATGAGAAACCAGGATGTATGGATGCAAACGCTGAAAATTTTAATCCTGAAGCAACAGTTGATGATGGTAGTTGTATCTATTGTAAACCTCAAGAAGATCCACATACTCACATAGCAATACCAGATATACATCAATATTTACAATATGGAGTTAATGCAACAATTCTTGATGCATATCCTGTAATGAATGGTGTTCTCTATGGACTTGTGTTTACTGAAGGCAATGCTCCTTGGCAGTGGGGTAATATAGGAAATGCAGTTAACTACTCAGATCCTTCACTTGGATTATCTATAGATAACCCAGCGGCTACAGCGATGTATACATCTTTACAATTTGAAGTATCTGTATCTTCTAGTGCTATTATCGGTGCGGCTCAGAATGGTGGATCTACTGTTAGTGTAGATGCTTGGCAACAATATTGGCTACTTAATGTATTTCCGGGTTCTTTTAGTCTTCTTATTTATGATATTGAATATTTCGATGATGATAATTATGATTGGGCTATTACTGGACAACCTGGTGTTGTAAATACTTATACCACTTTACCTTTAACTGATCAATCTGCACCAAGTGTTATTGTTCTTGATAATTTAGGAACTACTCAGAACCTTAAATTCGGGACAGAGAATTTTCCTCAGGATATTGGGAATGTATCATTAGGACTTGAAGCAGGTAAACATTACTTAGCAGTTCTTAAACTAGAGCCACGTTGTGGGAATGATTATTATTTAGCTTATAATTTTTGGGTACTTTATTGTGATTGTAATTTACAATCTGCAGAAAATTTTGGGGGAAATAACTGGAATTATCCTTGGAGTGATACTAATGCATTCCCAGGAGGATGGGGTGGACCAAATAGTCCTTTCGATTTTTGCACTGATAATCCTAAAACTAGTAGAGTTTGGAAAAGGACAAAATCTACAGATTCTAATGAGGGTTTATGTATTATACCTCCTGCATATGTTGATTGTTCAACATTTATAGATTGGTGTATTGTAGGTGATACTTTTGAGTGTGAGCTCACAGGAAATGTTGAGGATGGTTTTTTTAATGTAGGAACTGGTACCTTAAGTATTAATGTCTTTGGGGTATACACAGGTTCAGATGCAGGAGGTTCTGAATATGCTTTATATGTAGCAGGGCAACTATTTCAATTTAGTATTGAACTTTATTCATTTCCTAATCTTCCCGGTGGGCCTCAGGTGCCTATTCAAACAATTATTATAGATGATTTAGATGATTATATGTCTTTATCTGGGGGTATTTCACCTCAAAATATGCAATTTGTACAAGTTCTCTTTGAAAATATTCCTCAAGGAGCTTATTACGTAGTTTTAAATCAGTTAGGCCCATTATTCCCAATGCAAGATCCAACGCTAGGACCTTGTTTAAATGTAGGAACTAGTGTTGGGAGTGGTGTAATAGCTATTGGTGGAAACACAATATGTGAAGGTGATATTATTTGTGGATGTAATGATGAAGAAGCAGTAAATTATGATCCTAATGCAACTACAGACGTTAACGGTAATCCTTTTGATGAGTGTAATGATCAGTGTATATATGAAGATTGTACTGAAATTTTCTCTCAAGTATTAATTGCGTCTGGGACAATAACCAATTCATTAGCAGAATGTGGGGAAGGGCAAGAAGATTTAGATGGGGATGGAGAAATGGAAACTTTCTATTATCTCTTAGATACCGCATCAGGAGGAGCTGCATTTACTGTAACTAATACGGAAAATGTAAACTTTAATATTGGTATTGTTTCTCTTATAAATGGAAATCAAAGTGTTGGTACTCAAATCTTATTTCAATACTATACTCAGAATTATGAGGCTATAGTGGGTTCAGTAGGACAAGGAGGAGTAGCAATTACTCAAGGAAGTACGGTTGTTGGGGCATTTTTAAATACAAATATTACTACTATTCCTACAGGTTTATTTTCAGCAAATGGTTTATATGCAGGAAACTTTTTAGTATTTGCTATCCCACACTCAACTGCTATAGATCCTGATAATAATATAGTTACTTGTGAAAATGAGCTTCTTGAAATAATAGATAATTTCTTTACTTTTCAAGTTCTCTTAGATACTTCTGGGGTAACTGATTGTACTGAAGGTTGTAATGAAGTAACTAATCCTGAAGATTGTGATGAGTATGTTGCAGGATGTACAGATGAATCTGCTAGTAATTATGATCCTTTAGCTAATTATGATAGCGGAGATTGTGAATATGGAGGGTCTGAAGATTGTGTAACTACTCCAGATCTACCAGAATGTGAGGAATGTGAAGGAACATCAGATTCACCTGAAGGTGGTTTAAGACAATGTGATGAAGAAAATGGAAATGAAGCAGGATGTGGAGATCCATTCGCATGTAATTATGCCCCTGATGCTAACTTATGGATGCCTAATTTATGTGAGTATTGTTGTGATGGAGATGAAGACTGTGTAGATAATGGAGATGATGATGAATGTCAAGATGAATTTGGGAATGTAGATCCTGATTGTATTACATCTGAATGTCCAGATCAATCAAATCCAGATTGCGATCAACCTCCAGTAAATCCATGTCCTGAGCCAGGAGACTGCCCTGAACCCCCAATACCAGATTGTATACAACTTGGTAACTGTGATGATGAAGGTGGGGACGATGATCCTGATGTAATTATAGATGATGTAATAGTAGAAGAAATTTCATGTGATCCTTTATTTAATGGCCTTAAATTTAGTGAATGGCAAATACAGGCGATGTCATGTTCTGCTAATGAGGGAACTAAAATGATGTTCAAGTTGCGTTCTGGAGTTAAACAGGATCCATCTGATATGATTAAATTAACACTTATTAATTATCTTTTTAATCAAGGATTAGATCTAGCTTGTATGTATAGTTGCGATAAGGAACTAAATGAAACTAATACTACGCGTAATGAACGTGGAGTAAGAGATTGTGTATCTAATTGGAAATTAAATGGAGCTCCGACATGGACTCCTAAGAGTACTTATAAGCGAGGAGAGATAGTTAGAATACTTAGAAATGTAAGAGGTGTTACTAGAGCCTCTTATCATATAGCTAAAAAAGATATACCTGCGCAACAAATTAGTCCTACTTCTAAAATTAGTAATAATAGTTTTTGGAGTCGATGTACTACTAGGAAAGCTCAAAAACCTGCTATAGAAGGAGTAAGCTATCTTAAAACTTTATATCAGTTTATGATTAAGCATTGTCAAAACTGTTCTATCCGACCGAGAGGAAAAGACTCTTTACCTAACAACATTGGCATTTACCCAAGCGGTAAAGATGCTGATGATTCTACCAAATCTATTAAATCTGTATCTTCGCGTACAGACGACAATGAAATAACATTCTAAAATGGCAAGACAAATCATAGAACTGGAAATAAAATCTAAGAGTGAATCTATATCTAATGAAAGAATAGCTTTACAAAATAGAAAAACTAATAAAGCTACTTCATACAGACTTGAAGACTTATTTCCTGTACTCCAAGATGGAGGTACTACATCAGGTAGTAAAAGCTTAGGCAGCGCCTTAGGCGTATCAACCATTACCCCTCTATTTGTAGGAGGAGGTTTTGGGAATACTATAACAGGGGAAGATAAAAATACACTTATTTTTAAAGGTATACGATCTAATGATACTGTTATTGAAATTAAGAATGAAACTCTTAGTTCAGATTTAACTAAAACTAATCTTGTTTTAGATTTTAATCAGTCTCTTTTAGATCTAAATACTTGTAGCAATAGTAACTCTTTGTTTTTATCTCAAGTAACTTTAAGTAACTCTGTTCATGTAACAGGGACATTAAAAGTTGCTAATGGGGGTACAGGAACTACTGCATTTGCAGATAAGTCTGTGATTATAACTCAAGACTCAGGAACAGATACACTTGCTGCTGCGGCTATGAGTACTAATGGACACCTTCTTATTGGGGGTACATCAGGTCCTGCTCCCGCAACACTTACTGCTGGTACTAATGTAACAATTACTAATGGTGATGGAGCTATTACTATTGCAGCAGCAATTGGTACTATAGCAGCAGACTTAGATATGAACAATTATGATATTGATCTAGGTACTGGATGGTTAAGTGGAGATGGGACTCATGAAGGTGTTAATATAGATAGTACAGGTAAAACATTTATCGGTAGTGCAACACCTACTGCTTACTTTACATCTGATCTTAATGTTAATTCAAGTATTTCTCTTGGGGCTACGAATGGTAGTACAGCTCAAAGTATAACTTTAAAACCTTGTACTTCGGGCTCATCTCCAGCCTTTACTTTATCAGGAGCTAATGCTAGTGGTACTGGGAATGCCGGTGGAGCTGTATCTATTAATGCTGGTGCAGGTGATACTAATGGTAATGGTGGAAGCTTATCAATAGTAGGTGGTCTTAGAGCAGGATCTGGTACAGACGGTTCAGTCTTTATTAAGACAGGATCTTCAGGCTCGAGCACTACAGCTGTTACTGTAGATAATGCTCAAAACACCACATTCGCGGGACATGCTATTATAACAGCTGCTACTGACGGAATAGTACATACTAATAGTGGAACTGTTACTCAAGCAACTGATCATACTACAGGAGTTACAATCAATGCAACTTCTGGAGTAATTCAATTAGCAGCAGTAGCTTTAGCTAATGCAACTAATGCAGAATTTACAGTAACTAACAGCACTGTGCAAGCAGACTCTGTTATTTTACTCACAATTCAAGATGAAAATACTACAAATAATGCACAATTATCTGTAGCCACACATACAATTGCAGGCGGGAGTTTTAAAATAAGTGTACACCATGCTGATTCAGCGGGTGCTACTTCAGCAACTGCAAGTAAAATTCACTTCCTAATTATTAATAACTCTGTATAATTCTTATATTTGTACTTATTGTAAACCAAAAATAATTTAAAAACTATGGCAACTACTAAAATAGAAGCTACAAACCGTGAACTACTTGAGGTCTTTAGAGGCCTTGAATCCGTTAAATCAATCAAAGGAGCACGCTTTAGTGTACTCGTTGGTAAAAACTTAAAAGAGTTGAGATATAAACTACAGCCAATTGAAAAAGCTGCTGAACCCCCTTTTGAATTTCAGGAAGTATCTGTAAAAATGCAGGAACTTACTAAGTCTAATGATCAAGAAGCAATAGCTTCTCTTGAGAAAGAGAATGAACATTTAATTGAGGAGAGAAAAGCACAATTAAATGCTGTAGAAGATATGTTGGATGAAGACACAGAGGTCTATCTCCACATAATTAAAGAGTCTCAACTTCCTGAAGATATTACCGGTGAACACATTGAGAAGCTCTTGAAAATAATTCAATAATATGGCAAGCATTACAACACGCTTAAGTGTAAGATCTAGAAATCTTTTTAGCAATGCTATCGGTACAAGACATGATAAGTCTTTTGCTGTTAGTAGCAATGCTGATAGACGCATTAAAGTTATTAAAGAGGCTTCAGGAGCTCCTCATACACTTATAGATGCTTCTGATTATTATTCAGATACTGACCTTACTTTATTTGCATTTGTTAAAAATGTTACTAGTACTGCAAGTAAATATATTTATATAGTAATAGGCTCTCAAATAATAGCAAGATTACAACCAGGAGAATACATGTTATTCCCTTGGCACGTAACAAGCGCTAGTAATGACTTTAAAGTATATTCTAACGATGCTACTAATGGAGTAAAAGTAGAATACTTTGCAGCTCAAATGACATCATAATGAGTGATAAGAAGAAAATTAAAGACACCAAGCTTGGGGCTTGGTTAGCAAGTAAGGCGCCTAACATACTAGGTGTAGTAGGTGACCTTTTACCTGATAGCGGAGCTTTAGGTGTGGTTAAAAATCTTATAGATAAAGATCCGGAAGTAGATTCTGAGGAAGCTCAACGCGTCATAGACGCAGAAGTAAGGTTTCAGGAGAATGTTACAGACAGATGGAAAGCAGATATGGGTAGTGATGTAAAGCTTGCAAAGCTAATACGACCACTAACTCTTATCGCTCTGATGACTATGTTTATGCTTACTATGGTTGCTGACTCTATGGATGGGTGGCCTTTTAATGTAAAAGATTCTTATGTGGATCTACTTCAAATACTTATGATGACTGCTTTCGGAGCTTACTTTGCAGGTAGAACTATAGAGAAAGCTAAAAAGAAATGAGAACAGAATATTAATATTAATCCCGAGGAGTGTGAAAAGTGCAGTGCATAACAAACCAAACACATGACGGTAAATGAAATAAAGAGTTTTTTGAATGAGAAGCCCGGATATTTAAAAAAGAGTGCGGAAGTACTCTCTGGGAGATTAGAGTGCGATGTTGAACTTTGTGAAACAGCTCTCTATGAGACTAGAAGACAGGCAAAGGAACAGCCTGATGATAATGCCAATAATAACGACAGTGTCATTAATGAGTTCCAAGAGTTCCTTGACAAAAATGGTATCAATCCTACAGACGTTTCAAGCGTTAAGTTCTGGCAAACAGTGTCAGGCAAACAAAGATTCTCAGTAGTTACAAAGAACGAGTCCAAAACCATGGATGAGTTTAAAAAAGAGATTGAAGATTTTGCTGTAAGTTTTTCACCTACAGTAAAAGATTATGAAAATAAGATCAATGAAGATCCTGTAGCATACGAGATATCTTTACCAGATATACATTACGGTAAATTACACAATTATACTTTAGATGAAGTTGAAGATCAATTTATGGATGCCGTAGTAGATTTAGTTCGTAAAGCTGAAGGTCTAAACATTGAAAAGTTTATTCTGCCTATCGGTAATGATGGAATGAATTCAGAGGGCATGCGTATGGCTACAACTAAGGGGACTCCACAGCAAGATAATGCTGGGTGGAAGGCAACCTTTACAGGTTACTGGAATCTTATAGTTGTAGCGATCAATTATTTAAAAGAAATCGCCCCCGTTCATGTTATTGTGATTTCAGGTAATCATGATTTTGAACGAATGTTTTATGCTGGAGATGTAATCTCTGGTTGGTTTAGGAATGATATCGGTGTCACAGTTGATAATACTTCTAATTCACGGAAGTACTATGAATACGGGAGTAACATGTTAATGTTTACTCACGGTGACAAAGAAAAGCCTGCTGACATGCCTTTAATTATGGCTACTGAAGAACCCGAAATGTTTGCACGTACGACTAGCCGAGAAGTACATTGTGGACATCTTCATAAAGAAATGGTTAATGAGTACAGAGGTATTAAGGTTAGGTTCTTACCATCTATTTGTCCTAACGATGAATGGCACAAGCAGATGGGGTACGAAGCTAAACGAACAGGGCAGGCATATATATGGAATAAGCAGAGAGGACTTGAGGGCTATTTACAAACAAATGTTAGAATTTGACGACATACACGATGATGATAATGATATTACCTCCTCTGTAAATGAGGAGATAGAAATATTAGATGAAGCATATAGAAATGCATATGCTGTTATCACTGGAAAAATGACTATTCGAGATCTTTTAGATAGAACCCCGGATATGATTTTCTTGCCGTTTGATCCTAGTGCTCCTGAAACGTTTGTTATGATTGTGGATGATATAATTAAATACTTTGAAGATAACGAAGAGTACGAAAAATGTGCTGAATTAATTAACAGCAAAAAAAAGTTAGATGACTTTAGATGAGATTGCATATAATATACTAAATCTAATTAGAGGAGGTAGATCTAGTCAAGATGATATATTATCATTAGATCAACTTAAATTTAATATACAGCATTATCGTGCTATGTTTATTCGTAGAGACTACGCCAGAAATGGGTATGTCTCTAAATCGCTTGAACAAGATTTAGGATGTATTAATCTTATTAAAGTTGATGCTTCTAAGTGCTGTGATCTCCCTCAAGA